CAGTGTCTGCGTCCCGCGATGGGCTTCCCCGGCCGCACACAATAGCAGATCCCTCCCGTTCGCCGGGGCGGGTTACCCGCGTATCCGCCCCGGCTTTTCACTCCTTGCAATCACAGCATCCCGCGTCGCTGTCGTGGCGCATTGCTTTAATTTATCTTTAGGGTGCATTACCTATCGACGCGACAGTTAAAATGTGTTAATATCGGTACAGTTTGCACAAATCAACACCATCCAATCAGGGAGCAGACCATGCAGAACGCGGGGGCGTTCACGTTCAGCATCCGCGAACTCGAGCTCGTCAAGCGCTATCGGCTTCTCTCCGACTTCGGGAAGCAGTTGGTGGACGAGCAGCTTTCACGCCTAGTGCCTCCAACTGTTCAGTCTCAATCTGGCCGGCCTTCAGCGCGTCATCAAGCCGCATTTCAGATTGATAGATCGCCTCCAACTGTTCTCGAGGCGAACGCTTAAGGAAGTCGACCAGCGCCGCCGCAACGAACTGACCGGGCGAACGCTCCACGCGCAGCTCCTCGAAAATTCGCTGCACGCGTTCACGCACCAGTACCTCGAAACGCTTTGGTAGCCGCACCGGGGGCGGCTGTTTAGATTTTGCCATGACTCTCATCATTCGCAAACCCTTTTCATTCTGCAAGTTAGTAACAAAATGTACTTTTTGAGCGATTTTTTTCGGATTTCCTCTTGACCGATTCCGATAGGTGTAGTATCTTTTAGTGCGTAACGTAACTAAGGATTCAGGTATGAGCCAGAACAGTTTTCCCGTTCGCATCCACGACCAACTCCGGCGTCCGCTCGAAGACGCCAGCAAGACCTTTGGCTCACTCAGTAAGGTGGCGGAAGCGGCCGTGCTGGATTTCCTGGGTCGCCCACTCGACGAGCAGATCGCCATTGTTCGCCGCGCCGCTGAAGAGCTCGACAAGCCGGGGCCGACAGCTTCCAGCGGTCAAGCGGATTAGCTGTCACGGCCAAGCCGCCCTGCACGACGCAGGATGAGCGAGGGCAAGAGGCCCTACTTGGCCACCCCGGCCATGTACGCAACCGCCGCATACGCGGCGAGAATAGGGATACGACGTATGGACACGGTACTCACTTTCGAGGGCTACATCTCCGCAAAACGAGACGCCGGACAGGAGCTGACCACGGCCGGGCTGTTGTCTTACGAGAAGGCCAGGCGGAACCGCGAACGCAACCAGTCCGTCGTGAGCAAGGACGGACCCGCTACCGTAGATGACCTGGATACGCTCATCGCCCAGGGACTTAAGTGTCGGGAATCCGTTCCGACGTGTGACTCTGTAAACGATACTCCACATTTGAAGGCGAGGCAAATTAAATCCGCCGGGAAATTTGTAACCGGCCAACGGAGATTCTCTGAATGGAAGAAGGCACCCTACTCGACCGGATTAAAGCTGCTTGCGCCGCAGAGGCCGAGCGTAATCCGGACCCTGCGTCTTTTGCCTCTTCTCCTCCTCCCGGGGCGGGCATTCCCTGTTCGCCCGCCCCACTTGTTGCCCCATCCGTCAGCATCGCCTCGGAGGACTACGAGGCGGAATGGGAGCCGCCTGTCGGCCCCATGACCGCGCTCGACCGCCTGCTCCTCGCCGGGCTGCTGGTGTTCGATATGGCGGCGCTGGCGTTCGTCGTGGTGATGTTGGCGGTAATCGTGTTCTAAAACGGGTAGAGCAGGCAGAGAAGGCGAAGGCCGCAAAGGGAGATTAGCTATGTGCCCGAAGTGTGGCGATTGCAACTGGCCGGCATCGCAAAGCTTTTGAGGCGAGCACGGACGCAATCGTGGGGCACGGGAGGCCCCGAGGCCAACATCGCCCGGCCGCGGTGCCGCCGTTTTGAAGTGAGGAGAAACCATGAGACTCGTGATTGGTGAGAACACGCAAGAGGAGCCGGTAAGGCTGTGGCTGAAGGAGGAGGACGGCTTGATTTACCTAATGGCCAGTGGTGGCGGGCTGGAGGACAACTACTACCTGCTCTCTTTCAAGGACGACGGCACGGTGCGGCGCTGCCCAGGCGTTCCGGCAACTCTTGGGTTCGAGTTGGACGGCGGCCGGCTCAAGATAAGGAGGTAACAAATGCTCGCCTGGCTGGCCTGTATAGCGTTCGCCCTGCTCACCCTGGCCGGGCTGCTGGTATCCGGCGGGAGGAAATACTAATGACTACCGCCCACAACCCCAGCACCTGTGACAGCATCGCCTTCGCCCGCGTGGGCGACACGATCCTCTGTTGCCGTTGCAAGCAGCCCGTCTCGTTGCGGCCGGCGTCGGACCTGCTCAGCGTGGCCCACCGGCTGCCGGAGCGGGAGGTGGAGAGGATCTTGGATGGGTACGAGATGGAGGTGACGGAACTTATAAACTCGGGCGGTTAGCCGCCCGAGCCCGTTCCGCTGCCGGGGGCGTTCCCCGGCGGTACTTGGCGGGTAGCTCAGACGGTAGAGCATCCGGCTGTTAACCGGATCGTTGCAGGTTCGAGCCCTGCCCCGCCAATTATCGCGGCAACGTAGCCGCGACCCCGGCAACCACTGGCTATGCCGGGGGATGGTATTCGCGGAAGGAGCACGCATGAACACGCGAGACATTCAGGAGCGGATCGCACAGATCAGGAAAGAGCACGACGAGAATGGGGGCGGCGGGATTGCGTGCTTGGCGGTATTTATCTGGCATGACCGACTCGTGTACGAAGCCTATTACGGGAATTCGATGCAAACCTACAAGGCTAGACTGGCGAATGCTCTCCAGTGGATCGAAGGCCAGCACGCAGAGTTCATGAAGTCCAAGGGCAAGCTCCCGCCGGAGCCGCCAATTGAGATCATCGATCCCAAACCGGTGGAGGCGTGACAGCTTTTCGCTCGCCGGCCCGCTTAGAACCCGCGTAGCGGCCTCATGCCTGCCCGGTGAGCAGCCCCGAACAGCTTATCCCCGCGGTAGCGCGCGGGCGGGGCGTTGAAAGGAGAAGGATATGGCCGCAATCGCAGAACGCAACGGAACGCGCGAGCTGACCCACAGCTCCACGACCTGCTTTAAAACTTGCCGCCGTCGATACTACTATCAGTACGTTCATGGTGTGACCCGCGATTACCCGTCCGCTCCGCTCCGGATGGGCAGCGCCTTCCACTACGGCTTGGACGCTCTGGCCGTCATGGGCGACCTGGAGGCCGCCGTGAACGCCGTCCGGGGCAACTACGACGAAATGCCCGCCTGGGCGACCGAACCAGAAGACCAGTTCGCCTGGCGCGTCGAGTGCGAAACCGCCGTCCGGCTGGTATGCGGTTATGCCTGGCGCTGGCAGAACGACGGGATCACGGTTATTGCCAGTGAGCAGCCGTTCGACCTTTCGCTGGTCAACCCGAAGACCGGCCGGGCCAGCACGACCCGGCGACTGCGCGGCAAAATCGACAAGATCGTGAGGCTGCCCGATGGTCGCCTGGCGCTCATGGAGCACAAGACCACCGGAGATCCCATTGGCCCAGATTCCGACTACTGGAAGCGGCTTCGGCTAGATCAGCAAATCAGCCTGTACTTCCTGGCTGCGCAACGTCTCGGTCACGACGTGCAGACGGTCATCTACGACGTGTGCCACAAGCCAGACATCTCGCCTCGCAAGCTGAGCACGCTGCGGAAAGACGAGCGGCCCGACCCGGAAACCGGAAAGTACTTCGGCGAGAAGTTCACGCTTCACGAGATCGGCAACGCGATGACTGCCGACCGCGAGACGCCGGGTATGTTCGGGGCGCGCCTGTCCGCGGATATCGCCTTCCGGCCCGATCATTACTTCGCCCGCATGGAAATCCCCCGGCTGGGCTCGGATCTGGAAGAATTCGCCTACGAAATCTGGCAGATGCAGCGGGACCTTGCCGCGTGCGAACGCGCGGGGCACTGGTACCGCAACACGAACGCCTGCCTGCACCCTTACAAATGCGAAGTGTGGGATTTATGTTCCCAGGGCATCGACCCGGCCGGTGCGTTGCCGGCGGGATATGTCAAGGTTGATTACGTACACAAGGAGCTGATATGACCGCAACACCGGCAAAGCCGCCAACTCCGCCACCTCCCAAGGTCCCACCGCCTCCGGCGCGCAACGGGAACGGGCTTTCGTCCGCGAACCTGTCGAGCGTGTCCGAGTCGGACGGATTACTCAGCTTGCCGGAGAAGGTGGTCATTTACGGTCCTGGCGGCGTGGGCAAGACCGAGTTGGTCGTCAACCTTCAGCGGATGGGCAAGACGGTCAAAATCATAGACCTCGACGAAGGCAGCCACAAACACCATGTCAAGCGGGTCAGGGGCATCTCGGACTGGTCCACGCTTCGGACGTACATTCAGGACGAGTCCAAGTGGGAAGACGTGGACGTGCTCTGCATCGATTCGCTGACCAAGGCTGAAGAGCTGGGCGTTGCCCACACCTTGGAACACGTTCCGCACGAGAAGGGCCACCGCGTCACGTCGATTGAAGGCTACGGATTCGGCAAGGGCTTCCAGCATGTGTATGACACATTCCTGCCTTTGCTGGCCGACTTGGATCGGCATGTGCGGGCGGGCCGGAGCGTGGTGCTCATCTGCCACGAGTGCGTCGCCAATGTCCCCAACCCATCGGGAGACGATTTCATCCGTTACGAGCCGCGGCTGCAGTCGCCGTCCAGCGGAAAGGCCAGCATCCGTCATCGCGTGAAGGAATGGTGCGATCACCTGTTGTTTGTCGGCTACGACGTGTCTGTGAACAGCGACGGGAAGGGCACGGGAGTGGGCACAAGAACCATCTACCCCGTCGAACTGCCCACCCACTGGGCCAAGAGCCGCACGCTGGCTGATCCCATCGTTTACCGCAAGGGAAGTTTTGACCTTTGGACACAATTATTTGGAGAGTGAGAATGGCTCAAGTTGATCGTGCAGGAATTTTCAAGGCCGCCCCGCCAACCGAATACGCCCTGGAAAAGAGCAAGGAAGGGGCCTGGGGCGTCCGCTTCCGTTTCGAACTGACCGACTACCTGAACGGGTCCGAATGGGTGGATTGGGCTATGTACGGCCAGTACGCCTACGGCACAGTCTGGTTTATCCGCAAGGACGGCAAGCCGAACGACCGGGGCGTGGAAACCCTGCGGGACGTGCTGGGCTGGGACGGCGACCCGGCGAGCATCGAAAACAGGACCTGGACACCTCCAGCATGCCAGGTCGTGGTCAAGGCTGACGAGTACGACGGCAAGACCCGCTTCCGGGTCGATTGGATCAACCCCATCGATCACCGGGGCGTCGGTCTCAAGGGTGCCGCCGATTCCGACGTAGCCGACCTGAAGGCACGTTTCGGGTCCACACTGCGGGCTTTGTTTGGGACACAGACGGTCAAAGCCCCCAAACCCAACGGGAAGCCCCTTCCGCCGCCGCCAAGCCGCGCCCCGGCTCAGAAGTCGGCCCCACCGGCTGGAAGCAAGGAGCGGGCATGGGAGGCGTTCTGCGCAACGAATGCCAGCCATCCCAAGCCTCTTGATCACGACAAGCTGACCGCGGAATGGGTGCGCATCATGGCGGAGCTCTTCGACAACAAGCCCGAGGCGGAGTTCACGCCGGAGGATTGGGCCCGGATGGCGAAGGAAGGGCCGGCGGAGTTGATTCCGTTCTGACACATGGTTGCGGTCGCGCGGGGCGTACCCGCGTCCCCGGCCCCTCGCCAAGCGGGGCCGGGCACCTGGGTATGCAAAACAGGCGGAGCGGCAAGACACCGCTCTGAGGACGGAGACAAGGATGGCGAAACTGGCTTGGTTCAAGTTCTATCCAGGCGATTGGCTCCGCGACCCGGATTTGCGCCGGTGCTCGCCTGCCGCCCGTGCCCTGTGGATAGACTTGCTCTGCCTCATGTTTGAGTGCGAGGAACGTGGAGTGCTCATTTCCAGCGGCCGACCGTGGACTCACGAAGAGATTGCTGCGGCGGTCACTGGGGACACATCTGCGAACCTGACTGTGCTCCGCGAACTGTTGGACAAGGGGGTTGCGCGGATCGACAAGAGAAACGCAATCTTCTCTGCCCGGATGGTGCGCGACTGGTCCAAAAGCCAAAAGTGCTCAGAGGCCGGTAAGAGAGGCGGAGGAAACCCGACCTTCAAAGGTCGCGCCAAAGGTGTCTCCAAAGGTACCCCCAAAGGCACCTCTGACTTCTATAGTCTTAATTCTAAGGAAAGGGGGTGTGGGGGAAAACCACCCGACCTGCCGGATGTGCTGAACAACGATGTGTTTCTCGAGGCCTGGGCGGACTGGGTGCGCCATCGGTCCGAGATTCGCAAGCCACTGAAGCCCACGACGATCAAGAAACAGCTCAAAAAGCTGGCTGCGATGGGAGTCGTGCGCGCCGTGGCCGCCATCGAGCATTCCATCGCCAACGGCTACCAGGGGCTTTTCGAGCCGAAAACCCCGCCCGGTGTGCCTAAACCGCCGGAACCGCCGCCCATCCACATCCCCGACGAGCTGATTCCGCCATGGGACAAGGACCACGCGGCCGGTGGCCCGCTGTGCTCTACGAAGGACCGCTGGTGGCAGTACGGCGACGACTACAAGGCCGGCCGCATGAATGGGCCGGACTGGTGGCGCGACACGCCGATGGGGCGGAAGTGGCTCAGGGAGCAGCAAGGGAGGGCGCAGCAATGACCGACCTCGCCCATGCCCTCGCCAGCACGTTCCGCGGCCGGGCCGATTACGTGGCCCTGGGCACGGAGTACGGCGGCTTCGAGCCGCACCACTGCCCGGATGGAATCGACCCGGCCTGGCTGGACGAGAGGCACCTGGCCGGCGTGCAGGCGCTGGGCTTCTACGTGCTCACAACGGATAGCACGTGCTTCTGCACGTGCGTGGATTTCGACAACAAGCCCTCCAGGCCGGACCCGGAATGGCGGGCCAAAGCGGAGGCGGTTTACTTTGAACTGGTCGGCCTGGGCTTGTGCCCGCTGGTAGAAATCAGCCAGTCGGGCCAATCCGCCCATGTCTGGCTGTTTCTCGACGGCCCGACCGAGGCGTGGATTCCACGGGCGTTCTGGCGTGGGCTGGCCGCGGAGAAGCTGGGCACGTCCTTTCGGGAAATCTACCCCCGGCAGGATCGTCTCGCTGGCAAGGGCCTGGGCAACCTGGTCCGCTTCCCGCTGTGGAACCAGTCGCGTTTTGTGGACGTGGAAAACGAATGGAGAACCATCGATCCGCTGGAGGCCCTGTCCAGCATACAGCGCGTCAGCGGGTCGGACCTGCAATACATCGCTTGGCAGGCCGGCATGGGCCAGCTACGCCCCGGCCCGGCCCCGGCATCGGGGAGTCCAGACGGAGGCCTGTCGCCGCGGGTCAAGGCGCTGGTTGAACGGTCGTGGACTTTGCTGGGCCGTCGTTGGCTCAACGACGCACGTGGTATGTCCGATACTTCGCCATCGGCCGTCGCCATGAGCCTCGCAACCCTGCTGGTCAAGTCCTACGTGCCTACGCCGGAGATCGAGGCCGCCGTCCGCGAGTGGTGTAGGGTCTACGCACCGGACAAGGCTGTTCGGGATTCATGGGTCACGGCAACCGTCGCGAAAGCCTACGACTTCGCGGTAGAGCGCAGCGAATCCAAGAGCGTACAGGTCAGCACGTTCGAGACGGCCTGTTACGAGTTCTTGGACCAGCTCGCCAAGGGCGGAACCCGCTACTACGCCAGCGGAATTCCGGCGTTCGACGCGAGCGTGGATGGGGTTGCCTCCGGCGAGGTGGCCGTCGTTGCCGCCCGTCCGGGGCACGGGAAGTCGGCCTTCGCGTTTCAGTGGGTGGACCATGTGGCCAGTACTGGCGTGCCCTGCCTGGTGGTCAGCGAGGAGATGTGTTCCTGCGAAATCGGCAAACGCCGGGTCCAGTCGATCAGCCGGCTGCCCTTCGATCTGTGGGGTCCTGAAACGGTGGGCCAGCTCAAGGGTGACGTGATTCAGCACTTCCGTGACCGCGCCCCGGTCTACATCGTGGAAAACTGCAATAGCGTCGACCGGCTTGACGAGGTGGTGGACCAGCACTGCCAGCTTCACGGCGTCGGGCTGGTGGCGGTGGACTACTTGCAGCTGCTTACCGCCCACAAGGAGAATCCCTACCAGAACGTGACCGAGATCAGCCGGCGGCTTAAGCAGGCGGCGCGACGGAATAACTGTGCGGTACTTGCCCTGTGTCAGTTGAACCGAGAAATCGAGAGCCGCGAAGACTTCAAGCCGAAGAACAGCGACCTCCGCGAGAGCGGCCAGATCGAACAGGACGCGGACCTGATTATATTTCTGATTTGGCTGCACCGGGTCAACTCCGAAAAGTACGCGGAATACGAGTACCAGATGTGGATCACAAAACGGCGGAACGGCCCGATCCGGCAGCCGAAGATTCAGACGGTTTTCGACGCCGGCCGGCAACTGATTGGAGGAAAACCATGAGCGAGACCCCCCCGAAAAAGAAACGCACCAAAGGCACGAGCCTCAAGCAGCGCAGCGTGCTCACGCTCCGCCGTCAGGGCTTCGATGTGGCGGACGTTGAACGGCGGATACCGAGAAGCTTCGTGACTGTAGACCTGTTCAACTTCGCCGACCTTGTTGCAATCCGAGCCGACGTGCCGGGCGTATTGGCGATCCAGTCGACCAGCACCAGTAATCAGGCGGCGCGGGTCAAGAAGATTATCGCCGAGCCACGGGCGCTGACCTGGCTCCGGGCCGGCAATCGCATCGAGGTGCACGGTTGGCTCAAGAGCAAGCGAACCCGCCGGTGGGAGTGCACGGTGACGGAGATCAAGGCGTCCGATTTCGACGAAGGCGGGAGCAACAAAACTTTGAGCGACCCAGTTAACAGATAGGAGAAGACATGAGCAAGTTTTACACCGTGTCTTGGTTTTCAGCTGGGGTCAGTTCTGCCGTAGCTACGCGGCTCGCAATAGATTCTTACGGCGTTGATGAGATCATCTACATCGACATCGAGGACCAGCACCCTGACAGTATGCGGTTTGTCAAAGACTGCGAGCATTGGTTTGGGCAGCCCATTAAGATCCTGCGATCACCATACGGTACGGTCGAAAACGCCTGCCGCGCTGCCGGTGGTCGTGGGTGGATCAATGGTCCCGGTGGAGCGGCCTGCACGAGGCTCTTGAAGAAGAGGGTGCGAAAGCTCTGGGAACTGGACAACAGCAGACGAAACCTGCGGTATGTATGGGGTTTAGACGCAGACGAGGCTGCACGAGCCGAACGAATAGAAGACGCAATGCCACAATTTGAGCATCTGTTCCCGTTACTTGATCACGCATCCGGCAACGGGATGGGAAAAGCGGAGGCGCACGCAGTTCTACGAGCGTCGGGCATCAGGCGTCCGGCGATGTATGACCTTGGCTATCACAACAACAATTGCGTCGGCTGTGTCAAAGGCGGCAAGGGCTACTGGAACAAGATTCGGGTGGACTTCCCGGAGGTGTTTGCGGCGAGGGCGAAGTTGGAAAGGATCATTGGCGCTTCATGTATCAAAGGGGTTTTCCTAGATGAGCTTTCGCCGGATGCGGGGCGGCACGGTGGTCCTATTGTCGATGAGTGCGGGATTTTCTGCGAGATTCTCGGTATCGAACCAGCGACCGAGCGGTTAACAGCCGGAGGCCAGTTAACAGCCGATACGCCGCAACCCGACGCTACACAAGCAGATGCGGAATCTTCGGAGAGCGGGCAATGGGCAAGTCAGCAAACGCGAAAACAAGGAAACACGACAAGAACACGCAGCTGTTTGTTGCCCTGGTGGCTGCGCGCGGCAAGCTGGAGAGGGCGAAGCTGGCGCGGCGGCCCTACTGGGAGTCGCGAGTGCGTGAGTTGGAGTCGGAGCTGGTGACGGCCAACGACGGGCTGGCGGTCTACGCCGCGAATAAATTCGGGACGGTGCACGACCTGGACGTATCGCTTGCGGAAGCGCGGTTCATTTTGCTGAGATGCGTGCGGTGCTTCAACCCGGCACTGGGCTGTAAGTTCGCCACCTACTACGTCACGAGCGCATTGCGGCGGTTCATGCAACTGCGAGAGGTGGCCAGCCGGCAGTTCGTGCCGTTTTCGGTGGTGGGGCGGCTTCGTGAGCGCGGCGACAAGTGCCAGCGGCCCATAGAGGGGTTTTACGAGCCCGACTTTGATCGCTCGTTCGATTTGCAGGCGCTTCGGGAGACGCTTGCAAGTGACGTGCTTACCGACCGCGAACGCAAGGTGCTGCTCGGCCGGTACTGGGATAATCGCACGCTGGAGGATGTCGGCGCGACGGTTGGTCTGACGAGGGAACGCGTGCGACAGATCCAGATGCGGGCGCTGGCGAAGCTCCGCGAGGCGATGGGCTGCCCGTCCGAAACGCTCTCAAGGCTTACGGGAACGCGGTCCTCCCGCAGGTCGTAGCGGCGTGGGCGAAAGTGATTTACGCGGTGGAGCAAGGAGGCAAATGGTGAACTCTAACACTCAGGCGGCCTACGAAGCACTCGGCTTTCGAATTCATCGCGGGCTGCGCAAGTCGTTTCTGATCAGCGAGGATGGCACGCGCCGCGAGGCCACGCCGGTTGAAATCGCGCTGTGGGACGAGTTGCTCCGGCGAATACGCATGGAGCAGAAGGCACGCGAGAATCACCGGTCGCTGCTGTATATGAGGAGGCGAGCGTGAAACCCTACTACGAACATGCGGGTATCACCATCTATCACGGGGACTGCCGGGAGGTGTTGGGGGGGCTGGGGGAGGTGAATGTAATAATCACCGATCCTCCGTATGGGATCAATCACCCAACAAATTACGCCTCGCGTGGCCGTGGCAGGCTGACGGCGTGCCGAGACTATCCGCCCGTTCCTGGTGACAACGCACCCTTTGACCCGTCGCACTTGCTGAAGTGGCCGTGCATCCTATGGGGCGGAAACTACTACGCCGACAAGCTCCCTCCGGTATCGGGTTGGCTAGTATGGGACAAAGAGCGGCCGGACAACCTAGACCAATCAACGTGCGAGCTGGCATGGTCCAACTTCGTCAAAGGGGTTCGCCGGTTTCGCTATCTATGGCACGGTTGTATGCGTGCGGGCGACGAGACACTTTCGCACCCAACACAAAAGCCGGTGGCGCTGATGCGGTGGTGCATATCTCTTCGGTGGACACCAGAAGGAACGATCTGCGATCCGTACATGGGTAGCGGAGCAACCCTCGTTGCCGCCAAGCTGTGCAACCGAAAGGCCATCGGCATCGAACTCGAAGAAAAGTATTGTGAAATCGCCGCTCGGCGCTTGCAGCAGGAGGTGTTTCAATGGACTCCCTAGACCTCAGAATCCTCAACTGCGCCGACTGCCGTCGCGTGCTTCGCTTGAAGAGGCCAGAACTGGCGATAATATACCACAGGGGCAGATTAAGATATTCCGACGAAAGGAAAAGCCCTGTGATTAAATGTTTGGCGTGCGGTAAAGAGGTGTACGAGAAGGCTAAGGCGTGCCCCGCCTGCGGACGTGCCTATCCTGGGTACCCAGATGCGGGACTGGGCAAGGCGCTGCCCGGTTGGTTCGTGGCCCTGGCCCTGGTGATGATCGGGTTCGGGGCCTATGCGGTGGTTGCGATGTACGTGTACAGCCTCAAATAGGCCCAGGGTCCTTCCGGGGGGGGTGTTAAGTACGGCTGCAAAGAG